GTGGTAGCGTTGCCAGCGTTGGTGTTGTCGCCTTTGACGGCAAACATCTCATTGTCAGGCAGGTCGCTCAAAGCTGTTTCAAGCTCGGCGCGGTCTTCTTTGGTGCGGCTGGCCAAAAGTCGGTCAACCCATTTGCTTTCTTGGTCGGCCTTGATAGCGCCGCGGGCAATGTGAGCCTTGACAACGGCGGTAGCCTTGTCGTGTCGGTAGTTAGCGCTGACTTCCTCAAGCTGCTCAAGCGTATCGGCTTTAACTAGTTTCATCTCACCATTGCGGATGCTCGCAAGCACTGCTGCGTCATCTTTATTAGCGCTTGCGTCAACGCCTGCGTCTGTTTTTGGCACTTTCTTGTCCTCCTCATTTTCCTTATCTTTGTTTGGGTCTTCGGCGTTTGCCTCTACCAAACCAAACTTTTGCTTTTCGTCGTCGCTCAGTTGATCTTTGTTGGCAGCAACAAAATCACGTTCCTGCTCGCTCAACTCGTCAGCTTTTTTAAGGCGCACTTCGTCTAAGTTGATGGACATGCCATTTTTCTCCTTTACATTTGCAAATATGTACACAGGTGTTGTTTTTTCTCCACCTAGTGTAACAGAAGCCATAACAGGTTTCATATTTCGGAAAAGCGGTATATTTGTCAACGCTGCACCCTCAAGTACGTTTTCCACGTAATTGTCGTAGTTCAGCGGGTCACACCACCCACCACGGCCAGCGGGGTAAAACTCGGGGCTGATACATTTCCATTCACCGCCGCGCAATCCCTCAGCGCCCTTGGTCGTCCACTCTACCTGGTCGGCGTATAAAATATTGCCCTCAATAGTAAGGGCATTAATCCAGCCTGCCGCCTCCTCACCTTGCTCGTGGCCAAAGTTGATAGGCAAGCCCAAAAATGTACCGTCTCCCTTGTCAGCGCGGGCGAGGCCAGCATTGAAGTTATCCACATACTTTTGTAGATCGTCAGGAAATATAGCGATGTCACCGTGCCAGGGCGTGCGCCACATGCCGACATGCAAAAGCTCAAAGCGCGTAGGTAGTTCACCATCAGCACTAGCGTGGACGGCACGCGGCTTGTTGTTTGTGTCTGCAAATACCATAGACACCTTGCGGGCAATGGTAATTTCGGTTTTGCTCTCAGAGGCCGTAGCCGTATTCATAGCATTATCCTCTCATGTTGGTTATGCTGTTGTCAATTCAGTTCTTCGGGGTAAATCAGGCGCATACCACAGCGGCAACGTGGGTGCGCTGTAGGCGATAGATGACCCGATGGGAACTCACCATTAATTGGTGTTACCCCAGCGGCAGAGTTGGTAGAACAAATGTCTTTTGCGCCGATGTCCTGCCACTCTTTAGCGACCGCACCCGTAGAATCACCGTAGTACAATATGCCCTTTTGATAGGCATTGACGCTCTCGGTTTCGGCAATCAAAGTGGCGCGGGCTTTGTTGTTTATTGTGCTACGTAATCGCTCAACCGTGGCCGTTCGGTCTTCACCAAGCGATATACTTGTGCCGATAGCCTGGCGGATGTCCTCGCGGGTTTTGTTGCTGATAGCGTAGGTAGATTTTGGGTTATCCACAAGCACGCCATTGACCACCTTTTTGCCCACTAGGTCAGCCACATGCTGCTTGGTGATCTGCTGTATGGCGCTATCATAGCTGGCCGCGCCAAGCTTTAGGCTGTACGTCTCCTCACCAGCATATGTGCCGACTGCCACCAGTTCGGCCACCTCATCAAAGATGATCTTCATAAAGGTTGTGTCTTCATCAGCCAGCACATGGTCGTTGATCGTCACATCGACCGTCACAGCGGCTTTCAGGCGGTAATATTCTTCCCAATTCACAATTTCATCAGCACGGGTGGATAGGTCACGGAAATAGCCACGGACTAGTCTGGCTAGTCGTGCCTCGGCGTGGATAAGCTTTTTAAAGCTGTTTGATCGCTTGTCATAGCCCTTTGCCCAGTCTTCACTAGCAAATATGGCACGGTCATGTAGCTCAAGCTCACGTAGGGTTAGCGGGTCATCCGTAAATAACATCTAGCATTGCATCCCGCTCACTGTGTAACGTGTCCATCGCCCTCTGCCGCGCTGCTTTCTTGCTCTCGGCGGCTTTCTTTTGCTGCTCAGGTGTCAATGTCTTGTCGGTGGTTGTAGTGTTACCAGGTAACGTGTCATTGGTGGGTTGCGGTGGGTTAAGCGCCATTTCCCGCTTCTTGTCGTAGTCTTGGCGGTAGTCGTCGGGCAATCCAGGTAGGTGTGCAACCTGGCGCACGGCCTGCTCTGTCTCAAAGGTTGGGGTGATAACGCCAGCATCCTTAAAGTTCTTGATTGCCGTTGAAAGCACCTGCAAATCGTCTTCACTCAGTTTGCCAAGCTCAAGCCGTGGGTAGCCGTTGGGTAAGCTGCTAAAGTTCTGGTCACAAAGTCGCTGAATCACTTTACGCTGAATCTCGGCCACAATAACGCGGCCAGCAGCCTCTAGCACTTCATGCAGCAATTTGCTGTGGTCTTCGGATAGTGAACGGCCGCCACCGCTGTTGCCCTGTGCAAGCTCCAAGAATTGGGCTAACACCGCACCAACGATTTGGCGGTTGTGGTACTCGATGGACGGCAAGATTTCTTTGGTGGTCTGGCCTTTCATGTCCAGCATCTCAATCTCGCTACCCTCTATTTTCTCAATGTAGGCTTCCTCATTAGCACGGAACTGGCGCACGCTTTCGCGGGCTAGTTCTTTGTCGTCTTCGCTGGCATTGGCGGCATGAGTAATAACAGGTACACCAATACCCTGCTTTTCAAGACCAATAGCGTTAATCTTTATCAGACCTTGCTTAATGTACCAGTCGCCGTAAGCGCTGCGTAACAGGCTGATACCCTCGTAGTTGTCGCCTTCGCGGTCGTTGACAAAGTACAGCAATTTGCTGGCTGGTATGTCAATTTGCTCACTCACAAGCTGCTGAACTACACCAGGCTTTTTGTCAGTGGTTTCCCATTTCTCAATACTGATCTGCTTTCTAAAGGCAATTTCCATGATGCCAATGCGGGTCTTGCCCTCGTACTCGGTCATTTCCCACGTCTGTTCACACAGAGAAAAGCCATACCCAAACATGGTGGTAGCATCGCGGATAACGTCGGGGAAACTTACGTTGCGCTCAAATAGCTCACGGTAAATAAAGTCACGCACATGCTGGTCTGCCTCATCTTCGGATGCAGCAACGATTTTGTAGTTGGCGTTGATAAGCGGCATACGGCACACCCGTATGGCCTGCGATGCCTTGCTATCGCCGCGCATCATTTCGTCAAATATCCTGCGGCCAGCCTTGCCTACAAGAGATTTGTTGTATTCCTCGGAACTAATGTACCCGTTATATATGAGCGTGCCGCTTTTACCTCGTGGCTTGCCCATGTTTCCTGTAGATTGTGGTGTGTCTGCCATATTCCCCCTTATGGTAACATCGAACGCTAAAACCTGTCACCAAGCCCCGTCAATATACTGCCGCCCTCTCTGCGGCGCGTCCTGTCGCGCTTTACGACCTGCCGCGCTTGGTTTATTAGCTCAGGGCTTTTTGGCGTGGTGACAAAGGCGTTGGATGGCTTCTTGCGAGCAAATGCCAGCGCCAGTGCGTCGGATTTGTCAGGTGATTTGCCACCAGTGCGGTCGCGGTAATCGTCTTTACTCTCAACCTGTATTTTGCCTGATGCCTCATTAATACGCCACCGACGGCCGATAAGCTGCGTTTTCAATTCCTCATCCTGCGGCAACGAAATGCGCTTGTTCAACAGCTCAGTGCGTAGATTCCAGTACATCATACTGGTAACGTCATGAAACTTGGCCTTTTCCTTTTCGGTCATCATGTCTTTACCAGACATATTGTAGGCGTTCAAGCGGTAGCGGTGTGACGGTCGGCCGCTGGTGTGTTCTTCTCGGGCTACCTCGCGCAATTTATCGGTCGTGCCGCCACCGTTACCCGTGTCATCAATATTGACCTCAACGCTATCGTCGAGCGGGTCAATGATGTTGAGAATACGGTAAGCGGATTGCATCAGGTCGATTTTCCCCCACACAATCGGCTTTTCCACCCAACCACCGCGACGTGGGAAACATACACATTTATCAAGACCATAGCGTGCCATGTCCTGGCCATACGTCATTGGCCCATCTGGTATTTTCCAGCCGCTCAACTCGGCATAGGTCTTACCCGTGTCTTCGTCAACCTCAGACATACCCATTGCCATGTTGACCAAATCAGCAGGGAATAGCGATTGCTCGGCCTGGCTAGGGAATTGACCCATGACCAGTGATTGCCAGGCGGCAGAATCCGTGCCCCACTCGTGGTAACGGTCATATACCACCTCTGGCGAAATAAGTGTAGGGTATGGCCATTGCACACCCTCAAATGGCTTATGGTCGAGCGCGTCAACGCCCTCTGGTGGCTTCATGCGCTCCAAGAGGTCATCAAGCGTGTTGATACCAACGTGCTTGAAGTTCGGCGTATCAAAGGCGCTAATCTGGTAGCGCCTAAATGTCGGGTCTTCGTGGGATTGCTGGAATGTACCGCCTGGGTTAGTGGGGTTGCCGATGTACAGGACACGGGCGTTGACGTTTGGCGTAATAGCTTTTACGCCCCTAAATATTTCCTCCTCGATACCACCAGCCTCATCCACAATCACCAAAATGTAGTCAGCGTGATACCCAAAAAAGTTTTCAGGGTACTTGGTTGATAGACCGACGGCAAACCAATCTTTGTCATATTCAAAGCCTGTCTGCGATAGCTTGCCGCCTAGCGGGAAACGGGCTTTGGTGTGGGCAATAGCAAACTCGCGCCATAACACGTCTTTAACCTGTCGCCAGGTTGGGGCAGTCGTGACCACCAGTGAGCCAGGTATAAGGTCTAAAAAGGCGTGGGCAACGCGAGCGGCGATAAAGCTTTTACCTACAGCGTTGCAGGTCGCCACGGTCGTCTTACGGTTGGCAAACACCGAACGGGTAATATCCACCTGCAAATCCCACGGGTCATCACCGTACACATCAATCATGTACTGCTCAGGCTGCTTACGGTAGCCCTCTATGAGCTGTAGCGCCTCCTCTGGCGATATGTCCACTAGCGTCTACTCCCTATCGTCATGCCCAGCAGAATCAGGGCTAGTAGTAGGAATTGCAATTGGTCTACTGCTGTCAGATCGCTCCAAAACTTGGCCAGTTCCATGCTCAACAACCTCCCCCTCAATGATTTTTTTGTTACGCGCAATGTTCACCAAGTCGCCCAGACCGCTCACCTTAACCTCATGTTTTTGGCTTGGCGGCTGATAGCCAGCGTAGGCACTCAAAATCATCTCAGCCTGCTTTGCGTCGCCTTTCATAGCCCGCAAGGTCAACCCATTCCATATGGCAGACAGTCGTGATTTCTGAAATACCTCGGCCCGCTTTACCTCGACCAAATCCCAAAAGCCGTCACGTTTCTTCCATCTGTGCAGCGTCACCCTATCCACGCCAATAGATTTAGCAAACTCTGTTACGCTCTGTTTTTTTATCGTGCCGTCATCGTCAATCATAATGCCACCACAGGCACAGTACGTCGCATACAGCTCATACCGTGGATAAGATGGGTCAGTTTTAGAAATTGTTGCATTTTGTTGCATATACCATCCAGTATATCACCCCACAAATACACCATATTTGATATAAATAGCCGTTTGCATAATATCTATGTTTTATGTCATAAAGTCTTTACAAAACGTATTGTTTATGCTATTATCTAAACATGCAAAACTTCCACATCAAACGCGACGGTGAATACAGCTACCGTGACAACATCGTGTTCCAGCTTACGCTTAAAACCGATGGGCTGGTTGGAACCGCCAAACAAACAACCACCGACTTTCTCACCAAGCTCAACAACAGCTTTGAAACTCACCAGTGGGGCTAACCCTCGGTGTATGGCACGGTGACGACCTGCTGGTAAAACTCGCGGTAGTCACTCTGAATCTCAGGGTAATCGCTAGTCGTGTAGGCCACTGAAAGATCACCACACAGGCTGCATCTGTCCGTGAGGTACTGCCGCCCTGTCTCTGTGTCCTCGATGAGCAACCACATGCTGTAGCTGTGGCTTTGGACGGGTTGCCCGTTGATCTCCACCATGGGGCTATTGCAGGCACTAGACATGGTTTGTTGCCCTACAATTTGATTTCCGCATACCGCGAGCGCAAATACATGCGTCTGTGGCTTGCGTAGAGCCATCTTCCTGGCGTTTTTGTGTCAAAGTGGGGTCTATACTCATCTCGCAATATTTCGCAGCGTACAGAGCCTCTAAAAGGCTAGAGCTGATTCGTCGTGCCGCCCGTTTGTCCACGCCAGGCTGTTTGGCAAACTCATCTGCTGCTGTGACTAAATCGCTTATGTGGTTACTTAACATCGGTTTTCCTTCCCCTGATTATACCCTTTTCCTCAAGCATCCGACGCACTTTAGCCACTTTCTCCG